CGGGTCTGAAGTAAAACAGATTCGAACCTCCAGAGTCCCTTGGTCTCACAGGCAGGCAAAGCTCGAAAGGGCGTCTGCTAAAGAGGCTGATGAGATCTGGAAAGAACGAGCAAGGAAGGCTGCCGAGGCCGATGGCGGGACGACAGAGCGCAAGGATCGACCCGGACCGGTGGAGTAATCCGGACGGACCGACCTTCATCAAATCGCTCCAACCGCGTTATGAAATCCCTAACGCGCCACCGAAGCCTCGCCCATACGATCCCAACTGGACTCTTTCGTTCGAAGATCGTGGTCTTGGAACCCAACAGGACCCTGTCTCTCAAGGCGTTGACACCTTCCGTCGACTTGTCGGAGAGAACTACGGCAAGCCTGCTGGTGAGTTTGGTCGTGGGTTCTTTGTCGACGATCCACTGTTCGACGAGCCTGAACCCGGTGAAGACGTCAGCAACTGGCGTAAGGGCGGAATGATTGCTGCCACCGTCCCTGTCTTCGGGATGGCGAGGAGAGGCGTTGGAGCTGGCCGTCGTATCGTTGGTGATGCCATCGCGCAGATGGAGCACAAGCTCGCGAAGGGTCAGCTGATTCCTGAAGCTGCTGCTAAGGTCGAGCGCGCCCTGATGCACGCGGGAACTCCTGAACTCGAACGTGCCATTCAGCACGGTGGCACTGCCAACTGGCGTTCGATCGAAGACGCAGCACTCAATGACCCCACTGGTGTCCGGACTCGTAACGTAGGCAACCTCATCGACGAGGCTGGTGGACGTGTCTCCAGTGAGATGCGAACGCTTCCCGACATAGACGAACTGGCTCCATTCGGCCCTGACCTCCCATCATCGTGGGGAAACACTCCAGCACCACCTCCCCCGATGGGAGCCACCGACATAGCCAATGCTCGTGTCGGAGCAGCAGGAGCGTTGCGCCGACGTGGTATCCAGACTGCTGATCTCCCTGAGGTCCAAGGGGCTATTGGTGACGAGACTGCACGTGAGGTAGCAGGTGCATCTGGTCTGAGCAACACAGCAGAAGCGGCGCTCGCCCGCAAAGTAGAGAACCGGGTTGCGAACGCAGGTGGGATGCAAATCGTGCAGCCCGGTCCTGTCCAGATGCCCGGTCGAGCGGCAGCAGATGCTCATCTCCAGCAGCAGGTCGATTTCCTCAAGCAGCAGGGGATGAACACTGACGATGCGCAGATGCTCATCGCTCAGCAAGGGACGCCGAACGCGATGGCTCCACAGCCATTGCCAGCTGGCATCCCTCAGTTTGGACAGGCTCCCGCAGTTCAGCACGGCCGTCAAGATCAGCTTCAGCGACAGATCGATCACGCCATCAACTTGATGGTGCAGATAGGTATTGATCCTGCTGATGCGCGTCGGATGATCATGGCGCAGCGTCAAGCTGTCGGTGCTCCCATCCCTCCTGCTATGGCGTCGGCTGGGATACAGATTCCCACGCCCGCGCAGGTGCAGCAATTTGGTCAGGCACCGGCTGTCCACGTTCGAGACCCTTTGCAGACCTCCCAGCGGGTAGAGGATGCAAGAGCCGCGCTCGAAGCCAGAGGCGTCGGAACTGAGACTGCTCGACGTGCCGTGCCCCGAGGGGGAACAGATGCCTTCGAATTCCAACGAGCTGTCGAAAGTCTGAACCCAATCCAGCAAGGTTTGCCACCGGGACAAGTTCCGACGATTGCCGAACTCATCGGTGAACCTTTCAGCAGCATCGGTCGTCCAGCTGACATTCTCGGTGCGTCACCAAAGCGCGTTCTCGTAACGCCGACTGGTAAGAAGTTCATGCACAAGGGTCAGCCCCATACTCGTGGTGGGAATGACACCGCTGGCATCGCAGCTTCGGCCAGAGCAAATCCTGACGATATTGCTCGTGAGGAAGCAGCGTCGCGAGTTTCAAGGACGATGAATGATCTCACTCCGATCGCCCATGAGGTGCAAGAGGGTGGATCGGTGCAGCGTTTGGTCGAGGACCGTTGGGACCTCCCGACACTGCGATCCCTGATGGGTGGCCTGACTGACGCTCAAATCAAGCAGCTCCAGAAGGAAGAAGTTGTCGACGTAATGCTTCGGAACTCTGACAACCACATGAACCAGTTCTTCATGACTCCCGGTGGTGTCATCGTTCCCGCAGATAAGGGCTTGGCTCAGTTCGGACGCCGCTTGACTTCCGACGTTGGTCAGGCAGGTCATCCATTCAGCAAGCCATATCGGCACTACTATCGTGGCCAACCGCTCTCAGGTCGGGCTGATCCGAACGTGCCACAGGAATACATCCAGAGCAAGATAAAGGGTGGCACTACGGAACAGCAATACCGAGAGTCTCTGACTCCGTGGTTCAAGAATCGTGGGATGTCGGATGCTGATGTTGACACGTTCATGCGCTCATGGATGCGGGATATCGATAAGCTTCCTGGACTGTTCGATACGCACTATCGGACGAACGTAAGGTAGAAATGTATCCTCCCACTGAAGAAGAACTCATCCCCGAACCTGAGTCCTTGGACCCGGTAGAGGAGCCCCTCCCCCAGGAGGAGATTCAACCTCCAACGGAAGAACCAGAGGAAAAGGAAATCGAGGACGTCTATCCCAAGGAGCTGACGGACGCGCTCCTTGCTATCAGGGACAAGCTCTGCATCCCTGAGCGGACGGTGCGGGAAAACTTCGTCAGGAAGCTGAAGAAGCTGGAGTGCTACTGGAACAACCTGCAATACATCTACTGGGACTCGGTCGCGCGTGATTATCGAGATTACCAGGACAAGACTTTCGTCGGCCACGAAGATCCGCAGGCAGACACTGACGTTGAGGCGATTGCCAAGGTCGTCAACATCTACAAGGCGCACGGAGAGGCTTGGATCTCCGCCATCGCCGCTGGCATTCCCTACACTCGTTTCTTCCCGGACGACGCCGACAACGCATCTGACGTTCAGACGGCCAAAGCGTTCTCAAAGATCGCTGAACTGATTCAACGTCACAACAAAGCTGACATCCTATTCCTTCGTGCGCTCTATCTCCTGTTCAATACGGGCGTGGTCTTCTGCTACAACGAGACCAGAGCGTCGAAGGACTACGGAACTTTCAAGACTCCGATCGAGGGCACGGAAGATATCACCAATCGGGACTATTTCTGTCCTGCTTGTGGCGCGCCCTCGGGTAACGAACAGGCGATAGACCCTGAATCTGCCGTCCCACTGCCCTCTCAGACCTGCCAGAACTGTGGTCTGACGATGGAACCTGAGTATGAAGATCAAACGGAGCAAGTCCCGACGATCACCGGCTACGAGGACACCCCGAAATCTCGGGAAATCCTCCGCTGTTACGGTCCACTTCACGTGGAAGTGCCGCATTACATATCCCGGCTCGATGAAACTCCTTACCTCCGACTCGTAACGGAGGAGCCAGTTGGTTTGGTGCAGGAAATCTACCACGAATTCGCCCATTTGATCAAGCCAAACTACGATTCCGACGCAATCGAGCGTTGGGCACGTAACGATCGGCGCTACATGGGTGAGAATCAGGACAATATCTGTTCTGTTTCGAGGATTTGGTTCCGTCCGTGGGCCTACAACTACCAGGGCGACCCGAGATCCGAGATTGTCAAGAAACTCAAGACGGATTTCCCTGAAGGCTGCTATGTTGTCATCATAAACGACGACTTGGTGGTCGAAGTTCTCCAAGACAAGCTCGATGACCACTGGACCGCGACCGTTTCGCCGTTTTCGGAGCACATTCACGCTGAGCCGACAGGTTCTACGCTCGTTCCAGTGCAAGACATGACGAACGAGCTGTCGAACATCACCCTGGAGACCATCGAGTTCGGTATTCCAGAGACTTTTGCTGATCCGTCCGTCCTCGACTTCGACAACTATGGTAAATCGGAAGCGCGTCCTGGTCAAGTTACACAGGCAAAGGCTCCGTCCGGGCAGAACCTGTCAGCTGGGTTCCACGACATCAAGGCCGCGTCGCTTTCTCAGGAAGTTGAGAAATTTGCTGACCGTCTCGATGGTGCGGCCCAGTTCGTAACCGGGACGTTCCCGACAATCTATGGCGGCACGATGGAGGGTGGCTCCGGGACCGCTCGCGAGTATGAGCTGTCACGTTCTCAGGCCCTGCAACGCCTAAGCGGGACCTGGACGATCCTGAAATCGTGGTGGGCCGACGTGATGGCGAAGTCTGTCAAGGCTTATGCCAACAACCTGCAAAAAGACGAGAAATTCGTCAAGAAACAGGGTGATGGCTTCGTCAACATCTGGATTCGCAAGTCCGACCTGCAAGGTAAGATCGGAGAAATCGAGCCGGAGACCAGTGAGGCGTTCCCAATCTCGTGGGCACAGAAGCGTGACGTGTTGCTCCAGCTGATTCAGATGAAGGACCCGACAATCGGGGAGATTCTGATTCATCCGGAGAATGCATCGTTCGTTGCTGAGCTGATTGGGATGCCAGATCTCTACATCCCCGGTGATGACGATCGGAACAAGCAGCTGGTCGAGATTGCCCAGCTCATTCAGGCCCAACCGAATGTTATCGGGATCGACCCGATGACGGGCCAGGAGCAGTTCCAGTCGTCTGTTCCGATCGATCCAGAAGTGGACAAGCACGAGATCGAACAGGAGATCTGCTTGTCGTGGCTCAAGTCGGACGTAGGACTTGAGATGAAGGAGTCGAATCCTGCTGCATGGATGAACGTGCGTGCGCATTACCTGGAGCACAACATGATCATTCAGCAGCAAATCCAGGCTCAGATGGAACAGCAGGCAATGATGGGAGCACCTCCCGACGGCGGAGGCGAAACCGGCGACGTAGCACCACCACAATAGGAGACGCGAATGGCTGACGACATGGACGATCTCGACATCTTGAATGATGTCGGAGACCCTGACAATTCTGGCGATCAGGGCGCCAGTGACTCTGACGAAGACGCCGAGGGCACGTCTGACGAAACCGGAGACGAAGGCGGAGACGATGACGAGGATACGGGTGAAGAAGGCGACGAGGGAGAAGGCGATGAGGAGGACGAGGGCGAGGAGGAAGCACCGGCTGGCGAAGGGGAAGAAAAGGGCAAGAAGCGCGTCGACCCCGCAGTCGAAGGGCGTCCGACTTACCAGGAACTGAAGAAGGCTGACCCGGATATCTTCAAGAAGGTGCCCGGACTCAAGGATATCTTCTTCAGGGAACAGAAGTTCTCCGAGACGTTTGCCTCTGTCGAAGAAGCTCAGCAGGCCGCAAGCAAGGCAGAGAGCTTCGACCTCATCGAGGCGACCCTCGTGAACGGCGATCCGAGCTTGATGCTCACGGAGCTGTCGCGAAACTCTCCAGGATCGTTGCCAGCGCTGGTGGATAACTTCCTGCCAACGCTGCAGAAGCTATCGAAGGACCTCTACGTGCGGGCGACGATGCCGGTGCTGGAGGACCTCATTCGGTTCGCATACAACGACGGCAAGCGGTCAGGTGACAAGAACCTGATGTATGCCGCCGGCCACCTCGCCAAGCACGTATTTGGTGAGCCAAGGATACCTGAGCCCCGGAATACAAATACGGGACCTCATCCGGCGGAGGTCCAGCTCAGGGAGGAAAGGGATCGTCACTTCAGCGAGCGATACACGAACTTCAATACGGAAGTAACGGAGACCGCGTATACTCGCCTGGAGAAGCTCGCTGACAAGGGGATCAACGACCCCGAGCAGAAGCTCACGGCGTTCGCAAAGAAAGCGATCATCAAGGAGACGCTTACCGAACTCGACCGACGATTGAGCGAGGATCAGCAACTCGCTGGGACATTGCGCCAGCTGTGGAGGCGCGCTACCGTCGGAGGGTTTACGCAGGGGCACAAAGAGGCGATACTAAACGCGCACCTCTCGCGTGCAAAACAGCTCCTGCCCGGTATCCGTAATCGCATGGTCGCGGAGGCACTTGGCCAAAAGCAGGTCAAGGGCAAGGCTCTCAACAGGAAACGTGATCTGCCAGCAGGAGGTCGCGGCGGCGTTGGTGGTGGTCGGGCGATGACCCTCGATCCGAGGAAAATCGACTGGGCCAAGACCAGCGACGAGGACATTCTTGCAGGAAAGGTCACAGCGAGGAAATAGTCCAAATGGCTCAGACCGAACTTCAGGTCAACGCCACTGAGCTGGAGAGTGTCCAGTCGAAGGTGCCTGTCCTTTTCGAGCGCGAGGCTACGTTCTACTCGCAGATCGAAAAGCGCCCGGTCGAGAAAGTCTCGGCCCGTGACATGCGCATTCCCCTGGAGATCTCTCCCGGTGGTGTCTTCGGCCACTTCGAGCCTGCAGGCGGCGACCTCGGTCGTGGCGAAGGTTCGGAGTTCGACAAGGCGCTCGTAAGCACTGCCAATCTCAAGCACGCCGTTGAGTGGCAGACGAAGGCTCAGTGGGCAACGGACGACGCCCGCAAGGCCCGCATCAACACGTTCCGGCACCTCATGGCCACGTCCATGAAGGAGTTCCGGCGCGCCATCGATTCCCTGTGCATGACGAACGGCACCGGCACGATGGCGACCATCTCCGCTGTCAGCACCGTGGGTGGCAAGGATACCTACACGTGCGCGGCGGCTGGTGATGGCTTCGGTGTGCGTCTTCTCCGGAAGAAGCACTACTATTCCGTCTACGACTCGACGCTTACCACTCGCAAGCCCTTCACCACTCTGGGCGCACTCAATGGTGAAGGTCCGGTCGAGTATTACGACGGACCCAACAAGCAGGTTCGGTTCAACGCAACGGTTGCCGCTCCAGCGGTGGCGGGAGACAAGCTCGTCGTCTCTGGCCTGACAGCCACACCTCCAGTGAGTCTGCTGGGCGTGCCGTATCACCACAACAACGCCAGCGTCGGCAGCTGGCTCGGCATGGACCGTGCTCTGATTCCCGAGATCAGGGCGAACCGTGTCGCAGCGGCCGGGTCCGCGTTTGCCATCCCGTTCCCACGCCTCGCTGTCAACCGTGTCAGCGATCGCGTCGGATTCGATGGC